CTCAGCCCTAGATTGTCCTCGCTCTCTATCGGCGCTTATCCTCCTTAGGAATAAGGAGTATGAGCAGCTTGTAGCTCTCGAGTGCAACCCGCTTCACTATAACAGTGCAGCGGAATTCAGGGATGCTTACGCGGCAACTAAATTCCTTTCAAAGAACAACTTTCTCAAGTTGAACTTGGATCGGAAAGAGGTTGCTTTAAATAAGTTCTTCGAATTTGAAGAACTATGTAAGCAGACAAACAATCGTTTTCGTAACTTATCTCTTGACCCCCTATATAAAGGGGCCAACGTTTCATTGCTTCACGCAATGACTTGTAAAATAGATAAGATACTCGGCGATTGGACGACTGAGGAGTTATTCGACCGCGGCCGTTGGGGACCGGGCGTGTCCACTCTGATAAAGGGTGAACATGTTTCGGCCGTCAATAAGTTCCAGTGTGAAACTGGGATAACGCGAGATCTGTTTTCCCTTTTGCAGGGGGTATTTCCCCTTGCTTACCCGAGATGGCAGGAACATTTGGAGACTATCCCAAGTTATCCGACCTTCGGGGTGGGAAATGTTATAATCACCGTCCCTAAGGATGCTAAGACTGATCGTGTGATTGCAGTGGAGCCTGGAATTAATTTATGGTTCCAGATTTCACTTGGTCTCATGATACGTCGTCGCCTCTTTAGATATGGGATCGACTTAAACTCTCAGAGTGCGAATCAACGCTTAGCCAAGGTGTCGTCAATTGATGACTCAATGGCTACTGTTGACTTTTCGTCTGCGAGTGATAGCATAAGTAGGAAGGTTGTTGAGGAATTAATACCTCCTCGATGGCTAACTCTACTTGATGCGTGCCGGTCACATTACGGTATTCATAACGAACGGCGTCTCTTGTGGAATAAGTTCTCCAGTATGGGGAACGGATTCACATTTGACCTCGAATCGCTGATCTTTTACGCGGCCGCTTCGGTCGTGTGCGAGTATCTTAGGGTACCCGTTAGGGTCAGCGTCTTTGGGGATGATGTTATTATTCCCAAAGAATGTTATGAGCTCTTTAGTTCTTTTAGTGAGTTCCTCGGATTCAAGGTTAACCAGAAGAAGTCTTTCTCAACTGGTTATTTCCGAGAGTCTTGCGGTTCTCACTATTGGAACGGAGTTGACGTTAAGCCCATCTTCTTAAAGGAGATGGCTCAGCACCCCTTTGGGGTATATCGTCTAGCCAACAGTATCCGACGTCTAGCTCATAGGCGAAATTCTACCTATGGTTGTGATGCTAGATTAAGACCTGTTTGGAAACTCCTAGTTGGTAGTCTTCCTCCACTCTTACGAGTGAAGATTGACGATAAATTAGGAGATGGAGGTTTCATCAGTAATTTCGATGAAGTTTCCCCTAGCCGTGCGCGACATGGCATAGAAGGTTACTATGTCTATCACGCGACAAGTGTTGGTGTTACTCAACACTCTGAGACAAGCGGTCTATTTCTAGCTCGCTTGGATGCTCTGTCAACTCTAGAAGACTGGAACACTAGTCTTCTAAGAGACCGTACAGACTATTTGACGTTAAGAGTCGATGGCCAACCTCCTAAGGGTAATACATATACCTTAAGGGGAAGGACAAAGATTCTTCTCGCTTATAGTTTAGTTTCACGGTGGACAGATCTGGGGCCATGGTTATAGACGTGGCTTTGGTTCCTTTCATTGCCGGGGTGGAATTTCCCGGCGGTTAAAGGTGGAGGGGCAATAATCAACCCCGAACTCGGAG